TGAATATGACGGTACAATTCCAGATTGCTTCTTAAAGAAGAAGAAATAAATAATATTTTTTATTGTGTTTTCAAATTTATCTGTGTAGATATCTCTAGAGTATATTTTTTCTGGCACCTTCTCGACATGCCTATAATCATATAATCTTTCGCATACCTGAAAATCTTTCAGACCATGTACTGTTACATTTGCCATTAGTGAAAATCCTTACCGCTTAGCAGTTCATCTAGCAGTGAATCGGATGAAGTATATGAGTCATCTGTTACTGGCTCGTATTCTTCATATGTTTTTTTATAATCAATATACTTTACTAGTGGTGGATCATATAAAAATGATGAACCAGTAATTCTATTTTTTGGAATCTGTAATTGCATAATGTTTTCGTCTTCTGTGTCGTCATCAGTTGCTAGTCTTTTTTCTGTTAAGAATATAGTTACTGCGCACTTTTGCTGGATAGTCAATGACCCACCAGTATCTGATTGTTGAACGACTTCACGCTTTTCTTTCATTCTGTTTGCATTCTCTTGTGCAGTAATAATTAAGGCACAGTTCATATCTCTAGCGAGCTTTTCTAGACGAACCATCATCTCTTCAAACTCGCCCCATCTTGGTTTACCTTTTCCCCTAGTAAACATAGACTGTATTGTATCTATAATAACTACGTCCGGCATCATTGAATTCTGACCTATGATATCTCTTAACCAAAATTCTAGGTCTTCAAAATACGGAGTATCTGGATCATGTCTAACCATTAATCTATCGCCCCAACTAGAGAGTTTTGCCTTGAATATATCCAGATACTTGGACTTATCTTCTTCTGACCACTTTGCTGACTCTGAGTACACATTCTTTTCAATTATTTGAGTCATGAGAATTCTTTCCCAGTGACCAATTGCTTCTTCAAAGTTTACATATAAAACTCTATATCCATTATCTAACCAGTTATTTGCCAGACACTTTGCAAATGTGCTCTTTCCTTTGCCTGAGGCAGCGATGATAGCGTGTACTGCGCCTCTAAAAAAACCACCATTATCAGTGTAACCCATGGCTCTATTGAGGGCTTTAAATTGTGTTGGCAGGAAGTTTGGTATGTCTAGGAGTGAATCAACTCTTTCTATTATCTGGAGACCAGTTGTCACCATGTCTAGAGGGTTATACTTAATTTGATTCTCTAATTCTCTAATCTCAGATGTAAGAGTTTGAACGCGAGCAATATCTTCTTCGGTTTTAAGACCCTTTTGTGTAAGGATATTCTGCAACTCTTGCAGGTAATTAATCTGCTTTCGCTTATTAGCCTTATGTTTAATGAGTTCAGTTATTGCATCAGGGCTAGATAGATCCAACGTATTTAAGATATCTAGCATTATAGTTACGCCAGCGTTACCGCCCAGAGCTTCGTAGATATCCGAATCACTTTGCAACCAAGACTTAAAAGCTATTGGGTCAACTACTTTTAGGTTTGTTGCTTTATAAAAAGACAAAAGAGCTACATAAAACTCATTTATTCCTTTTTCTCCATGAATTGTTCCAACTATTTCTTCTGGAAGATTGTCATAGAAATACGAAATAGCACCCTCTTCCCTAATGGAGAGAGCGAATATCTGATACTCTAAAGGTACAGAATCTTTATTTATTTCGTTTGTTGTTTCCAGTGTCATTTCTTTTTTCTTTTGCTATCCTATATGCTTTTTTTCTATACTCAGAATTCTTTTTCTTAACCATTTTATATGCCGTTGTATCAACAACACTTTTCTTGGGCTTGTCTTTGGGAATATATGGGCTATGCCTTATTGCTTCCATTAATCTTTCGAAGACAGATTCTTCTGTTAGCTTATCATTATATCTAAAAACAACAAGTGCTATACCATTTTGCTTACACAACTCTATTTTTTTTAGATCTCTTTCAAGAGCTTCTTCAAATTCATACTTTGAATCAAAGAATCTTTGAGTATAAAAAAAGTGTTGTCTGCCGTGATATTCTGCAGCTATCTGATATTTTGGGCAGTAGACATCTAATTTTAGTCTATCACCAATATGAAACTCGTTGACTATTTTTTCTCCAGGAAGAAGCTTTTGCATTATCGCAGTTAATGCTGTTTGTCCTCTAGACATTTTTTTCTTAGAGTTTTTTAACCAACCCAAACCAAGTCTATTTATTTCTTTATTCAACTTGTTTATAGTCCACCCAAGTTCCTTGGCTATTTCAGCCAAGGACATGGTTGTATCAAACAGTAAATCAGTTAGATGTTCTACTTCTTCTCTGTCCTGAAAACCGTTAGGCATGGGTGTGTGTTGCTGTATTTTGATTGTTGTCCTTAATGAAATTCAACGTCTTTCCTAAGTCTATAATTGACATATTTAATTCATTCCATATCTTATGGGACAAAGCAAGTCCCAATGAACTACAATCAAGTAAGCAATACTGCACTTTGTTGTTTAATTTTGCAATCTCGTTGAAGACTTCTTCATGTCTCTTGTACATGTTCCCATATGAAATATTAATAACATTATCTTTTAGACCAAGAACATTTGAAACTCTTTTCTGATCATGCAGAGATACAACCACTGATGGAGTATTTCTAATATAGAAAGAAACAATAGAATCAAATACATCTTTGTTATTCTCAAAATAATATTCAAATACGTTTGGAGAATGATAGTATGTATCTTTATTCAAGCCAATAGCTGAATGCTTTCCTTCTGAAATTTCCTTCATTAAATCGTAAGAGACATTTTTCATAACCCTATTTCCAGAAATGTTAATAGAATTAATTATTTCTTTAGATACATTTGGAGGAAAAGATTTTTCACTTTTCTTATTTAATCCTATAATTGAGGATTTGGATATATTAATGAAGGCAAACTTTTGATTACCGTTCATCAAGCCAGTTAGTTGAATAAGGGATTTATTTACATTTTTCATATTTTTCCTTAAAGTCCAAAGTTTCCCCAGTTAATTAATACTGGAGACTCATCTAATATAGAGTTAATGTGAGATAGATTGTGATACTTGCCACCATCTATCTGAGAGTATCTTTCATATTTTTTTTGTTTATCTTCGTCAAAAATATAACCGAGATGTTGCATTACCAAACCTGAGTTTACCCAAAAATTTCTTCTCTTAATCCACTCGGATACATAAGTTGGTTCAGAACCACAAGCCAATGCTCTGTCTGCAAATTGACCTCCGGATATAAATCTAAATATTCTCGAACTATTATTTGGTGCCCAAAGCTTATCTACTCTATACGATGTTTCATTCCACATATGATAAAATCTTACATTTACAACATCTTTTTCCGAAGAGTTTAAGACTGTTCTTACATCAATAGAATTAAGATCATCTAATCTATAGAGCATTTCGTCGCAATCTATCGCTACAATCCAATCTCCAGGGCTTGCATGCTTCTCTAAATTAGACCAAGCCATAGTTCTAAGTCTTCCCTCGTGAACCGCAAATGTTGGTTCAGGAGTCTTGTATACATGAGCATAATTTGATGCTATTTTAGCCGTATTGTCCTCTGAGCAATCGTCAGTAAAAACAATTTCATCAACTTGACTTGATAGTCTTTTTAGAACATCTTCTAAAAATCTACCCTCTTCATTTCTACCCACCATTTGGGCTACTATCTTTTGATTAGACATTTTTGTCCTTAAATAAAAAGGGTGGTAGCCACGAAGACTACCACCCTATCCAATAATTATCAGCCTTCGATTTGTTCTCTTGCTTCAACAGCTGTGATGCGCTGAACATCAACATCCTTAAACAAGAGTTCTCCACGAGTTCCAGAAACCTTGCGTGCGTTGCTAGAAGCGATCTTTTGTGCTTCAGCTACAGTAGGTGCCTTGACAATTGAAGTTGTTGTAATCGTAAAGTACTTGAACTTATTCTCAGCCATTAGTTTTCCTTTCGGCTATTTATTTGATGGATATGTATTGCAGATATATTCTACAGCTTCCTCTAGAGATAGAGCAAGTTTTGTTGATAAAAACTTTAAATAAGTTCTATTCATCAGTGATTGATGAGTCCAAACAATTACTGGTTGATTATTCAAATGCGCCCAAGTCATTTCAAAATCAGTGCCTCAGCTTTTTTGTAGGAACAAATTCTTATCTACTATTTCTTTTGGCTCGCAACCCTGTTCCTCTATGGCATAGTGTAGAGGATTTACAGTCTTAAAACCTCTTGCCTCTAAAAGCTTTGAGGCGACTATTCTCCAACCATGAGCATACGATCCTACATCCTCAATGGCTCCGGATAAAAATATTTTAGTTTGCATTTTTTATTTTCCTAAAGAATGTTGTTGATATTATTTTTTTTCCGTTTTTAATTTCTTCTGCCCTATGGATTAATTCTGAAGGAATTAAAACTAAACTATTTTCTATGGGTTTAACTGTAAGATTTAAACTTGGAAAAAATAAATTTCCTCCATCAAAATCCTCATTGACATAATAAACACATGTATATGTCATTTTTTTATCTTCTTCCACATAAATTGTATCATTATGATCCATAAAGAAATTACCTGGATTATAACAGGTGACGATGCCGCAGTATGAACTATCTTCCCACTGACTGACATGCTTTGCATCGAGAGTTTTGTTTAAGGTTTCCAACATATGCTCATTTAAATCGTAAACAATTTCATATAATTTCTCATTACTTTTGTCTACTGGTTTTATTAAAAAATCATATGAATTAGATTCATCTTTTTTTAAAGGATTATTTTGATAATTATCAAAACTTAATTTATTAATTTCATCTAAAATAAAACTTTTAAATTCTTTGTGACGGTAGAAAAAGTTTTCAATACGATAAATCCCACTACCCAAGTGCTGCATATTTTTTCTCCACTGGCCAGTAATACTCTAAATCATTTGGTTCATCAAAATACTGTGAATAATATTCGTAGTCTTTACGCAGTAAATTTGATCTATGTGAACGATGAAATTCATCTAAACCAAACCAGTGTGGCATTACGACTAAGTCCAAATCTACCTGTTCTAATTGCATTGTATTTTTATATCCTCTATTAACCCATTCTTGAATCGTGTAATTCTGATAGAGCTGTAGTGCGGGCTCATATCCAGCCCACATCAAAGTAACAGGGTGATTACGCCAACCCTTTGTTGGTGTACGACCAAGGAGTATATTTAATACTTGAAAACTTTCTACTCTTTGTTTTCCAAGCCTACGATAGTCTAATACCCGAACTGATTTTTTAAAATCTGCGTATGGCAAGAATGTTTGCATATTAATCATTCCATTCAATTGTAAATTTTTGTTTTGCTTCTTTTTTAGTATATGAAAATGGTATCACATTACCTGCATTTGTGTGAAGATTTTCAATAAGATCTTTTGAATCGTCTTCAAAAACTGGTATTCTAAAATATTTTGCGTTAGAACATTCTTTTTTAATCCTATCAGCTTCCATTTGAATCCATGTTTCACCTAATCTTTCATAGAGAGAATTCAATTT